TTTTACAAAAACATTATTCTGATCTACTAAAAAAAGAATTACCTAAAGAAAATAAAAAAGTAGACAAAAAAGGAGCCTAACCTATGGCTCTAGGTATTACCGCATATTCTGAAGCGGCTTTTTCATCCGAAGCCAATGATGTAATCGCTTATCCTTTAGGAACTGTTCTTACATCATCTATGGGAGAAGAGTCTAATACAGGTACAGCTAATGTACCGGTAACAGGCATTCAAGCAACAATTACAAATGGCGGTGCTGTAGCAGGAAGTTCAGTTCTATTTAGTCTTACTGGTGTTCAAGCTACTATGACTATTGGTGAAGAAATCGCTGGCATAGGTGTTCCAGTAACTGGTCAACAATTATCTATCTCTAACAAAACCTCTACTCAAGATACCTTAACTGCTTTTGGAGAAGCTCCTTTTGCAACATTAAGTCCTAGCACTTTCTTTATACCAAGTGTTTCAATTGAATCAACAACGGGTGCGGGACAACTTCCAAGTTTCTTATTGCAAGGTTCTGTAGGAGATTCAACTATATCTGGAGATGCCAATGTTCCAGTAACAGGAATATCTTTAATTTCTTCTATTGGTCAAGTAGATCCCGCTCCGGATGTTGCGGTTACTGGTATTGAAATGATATCTGTAATAGGAACAGAAACTATTATTGCAAACGCAAACATAGACGTAACGGGTTCAGTCTTAACTTTAGATATTGGTGAAGAAAGCTCTACAGCAAATGCAAATGTTACAGTAACAGGAATATCTTTAATTTCTTCTATTGGTCAAGTAGATCCCGCTCCGGATGTTGCGGTTACTGGTATTGAAATGACATCTGTAATAGGAACAGAAACTATTGTTGCAGACGCAAACGTAGACGTAACGGGTTCAGTCTTAACAATGTCTATGGGAGAAGAAACTCCTACAGCAAATGCTAATGTTCCAGTAACAGGATCTGAGCTAACACTTTCAACTAATGATGTATCTTTTGAAATAACTGCTGATATAGATGTAACAGGATCACAAGTAAACATTTCACTTGGAACTTATTCTGTTTCTGCTGATGGTAATGTAAGCGTTATAGTTACAGAGCACGATATAATTACATCGATTGGTTCAGTAACTACAACTGGAAATGCTAATGTTTCTGTAACAGGATCACAATTAACAGGTTCTGTTGGTGATGTGTCTTTCGCAATTAATGGTAGTGTAGCTGTTACAGGACAACAATTAACTTTAACATTAGGAGATGAGTTTGCATTTACAGATGTGACTGCTGAAGTTAGGGGTCAAGAGTTAACAATGTCTATGGGAGAAGAAACTCCTACAGCAGACGCTAACGTTGAATTAACAGGTATTCAATTAACTAGTTCGATTGGAACAGTAGACGCTGTAACTGTAGCTGAGGTTACAGGTGTTCAAATGTCTACGGCTATTGGTTCGGTTACTGTAACAGGAACCGCTAATGTAGATGTTACTGGTATACAGTTACAAACAAATACAGGAAATCCTAATATTACAGCTTGGGCGGAAATAGACCCAGGTGTATCTAACGTTTGGACTGAGGTTGATCTAGCAGCTTAGAGAGGATATAATAACATTATGACATCATCATACACTAATCTTGGTATTGAACTTATGGTTACTGGCGCTAATGCTGGTACTTGGGGAACTAAAACAAATACTAATTTAGAAATTGTAGAACAGATTCAAGGTTACGTAAATAAATCTATTGCAGGTGGAGCTCAAACTACTGCTTTATTAATTGCTGATGGATCTACCACATCTTCTGATGCAAGAAATTTAATTATTGAATTATCGGGGACAATTACTGGAAATCAAGTTGTTACAGTTCCTGATGGTATAGAAAAATCTTATATAGTTTATAACAATACTACAGGTGCTTTTACCGTAGAATTTAAAACTGCTAGTGGTACAGGACCTACTTTTTCTACTACTAATAAAGGAATCAAAATAGTTTATAGTAATGGTACAGATATTATAGATGTTACTGCAAATTTAGGAGCTATCGCAACTGGTGAAATTACAGCTACAGGGAACATACTACCTGGTGCAAATGACACGTACGATTTAGGGGCTTTAGGAAATGTGTGGCAAAACATTTATACAGGAGACTTGCATTTAAATAATGAGCATAAAACTGAGGGTAATATTGTAGATGGTACAAAAGGGAGCTGGACTTTACAAGAAGGTTCACAAGATATATACTTAATTAACAATAAATCTAATGAAAAATTTAGATTGAAATTAGAAAAAATTTAGGAGAATTTTATGGCTATTATTTCAAGTGGTAATACAATCATAGACAATGGTGCTATCGATGCAAATGAAGTTGGAACTACGCAAATAGCGAATGACGCTGTAACTGCAGATAAACTTGCTGACACTGCTGTCACTCCAGGATCTTACACACTTTCATCAATCACAGTAGACCAACAAGGAAGAATTACTGCTGCATCATCAGGATCTGCAGGCGCTGCTGCACTAAGTGCTAATTTAGTTGCGAAGGGACCTGCAAGTGGAACTTATAGTCAAAACACTGCAAATCAATGGATGGCTTTTGCCTGCAGTGGTGGAGGTGGCGGAGGTGCGGGTACTTCAAACCCAGGCGCTGCAGCTACACCAGGTGGTGTTGGTTTGTTAGCTGTTTTTAATGGAAATTTTAATGCACCTACATCAACGCCTTACTCAATAGGAGCAGGAGGCCCTGGAGGTAATTTTCCTGCAGGTAATGGAGGAGCAGGTGGTTCAACTAATGTAACTGGTTTATTTACTATCTCTGGTGGGAACGGTGGTAATCGAAAAGGTGGACCAGGTGCTCCAGGTAATCCAGGAACTGTTAACGTGGGAAGTGCAGTATTTACGACTTCTAATTTAAATGATATTTTTCAAATTAAACCAAGTGGTGTGGGGAATGGAACAGATAATATGAGTTCAGGTCCAGGAGAACCAGGTAAAATAATTTTTTATGATAACAGATAAGGATTAATGTAATTATGAAATATTTAATATTTAGAAATAAAGATTTTATTACAATGACTGCTCATGATTCAGTTAAAGATAAAGTATTAAGTATTGAAGGAGATGCATGGGCTTTATCTGTGACTGATGAACAATATAGAGATTTCGGAGAGGATAATAATTGGGAATTAGATGATAATAATAGTATCACTATTACTAGAAAATATGAAAATCCAGGAACGGTAATAATTTCTGATCCAACGGAAGCTCGAGAATTTTATAAAAACTATATAAATTCAATGAAAGTTCATTGTGAAAACATAAAAAACAGTAATCCTAATATAGTTCCTTTAATTTCATTTCTAGCGACTATTGATACAAGTGCTGTCACATCTATAACGGATACCACAAATTTAACTCATACTATTTATAGTTTACCAGGATGTCCACAAGTATATAGATTCGAAACATTTGCTGTTGACTTTCTAAAATAGGCTTTTACAAGACTATGTTATAATGAGTCTTGAAAACTACATAAAAATTTTTGATAATAGTTTCCCTGTAGAAAATATAAGTTCTTTACTTCAATGGATTAATAAAATTAAAATTGAAGAAAAAGGAACTGTTGGTGATAATGAAATCAATGAAAATATAAGAAAAGTAAAACTTTTAAATTTTTTTGATTGGCACTTAAAACAAAAAACTAAAATTCATTGGTGCAATTATCTACACAATACTTTTCACAATCATATGCTTAAATATTCAAAATTAATTTATCCATTTAATGAACCTTTGGCACAAAAAATAATACAAATGGATTTATTAAAATACAGTGAAGGAGATTTTTACAGAGCTCACGTGGATCATTTTACAAACGTACCTCGAACACTTTCTTTTATTTTATTATTAAATAATGATTATGAGGGTGGTGAAATAGAATTTTTAAATCCAACTACTGGGCAGTCTTTAAAAAAAATTACTAGCCAACCAGGAAGAATGGTTGTTTGGCCAAGTAATTTCTTATATACACATAAGATAAATACAATTAGTAAAGGAACAAGGTATTCAATAGTTTCATGGGCATTATAGGAAAAGATTTTAAATATAAATTAATTAAAAATTTTTTAACTCCAGAAGAATTAGAACTTGGAAAAAGTTTTTATCATTTAGAACATAAAAAAAATACTACATGTTTCGATACACAACAAAACAATAATGGAAATTTTTGGATGTACGGAGATAGTTTTACTGAAACTTTTATGATGAAAAAATTAAAAAAAATGGAAGAGGAAACTGGTTTAGAACTTCTACCAACTTATGCCTTTACAAGATTTTATACTTTTAATGCAGATCTAAAACCACACACTGATAGACCTTCTTGTGAAATTTCAATTTCAATTATGTGGGATAGCGATGGAACTAAATGGCCACTATTTATAGATGGTAAACCTATTGAAATGGAAAAAGGAGATGGTGTTATTTATCTTGGTATGGAACTATCTCATTGGAGAGAAAATTTTACAGGAGATTTTCATATACAATCTTTTTTACATTATGTAAACAAAAACGGACCCCACAAAGAATTTATTTGGGATAAAAAAGATATTAAATATAATGCTGAAATAATATGAACGAAAAAAAACATGAAATAAAAGATTGGATAGGAACTTTTGATAATTTTCTAGATCCTGAAATTTGTGATTTCATAATAGATTATTTTGAAAAAAATAAAAACAATTTAGCTTACAATAGATTTCAAGGTGAAAATGCAGCTCATACACAAAAAAATGATCTTTCAATAGGTATTTCTAAAAACAATAATTGGTTTCCTGAAATGGAAAAAATTTGTTCAGCAGTTACAGAATGTTTACAAATTTATGAACGAGAAACAAATGTAATAAAATATTGTGATTTAAATGAAGTTTTTTTTACAGATATAAAAATTCAAAAAACAATTCCAACAGAAGGTTATCATGTTTGGCATGTTGAAAAAAATTATAAAAATCTTCTTTGTAATAGAGTTCTTGTTTACACAGTATATTTAAATGATATTGATGAAGGAGGAGAAACTGAATTTTTATTAATGAGGCAAAGAGTTAAACCAGTTAAAGGTAGAATATCTATATTTCCAGCTTATTTTCCATTTGTACATCGAGGCAATCCCCCTTTAAAAAATGAAAAATATATAGTAACATCTTGGTTATTAAATAAATAAAATGCAAATAATTTATAATAAAGAAGATGTTAATATAAAATTTTCATGGAAAGAAATTTTATTAATTATTTTTAAAAGACACATAAAATTAAATAAAAAATCATGTTATACTTTTTCGACTGTTTTAGCTAATATTATTATGGAAATGACAAGTCGATATGGGGATGGGAACGTTCATGGAAATGTTGAACAACCTAAAGAAGGGGATCGAATAGATTTGTAAATATTGATATGGTATAATTCCATATGCCTTTAACAAATGTACAGATTAGACCTGGATTTAACAAACAAGTTACAGAAACTGGAGCCGAAGGGCAATGGACAGATGGTGATTTTGTAAGATTTAGATATGGACTACCTGAAAAAATAGGTGGTTGGGAACAGATAACTAATTCTACTTTAGTTGGTGCTGTTAGAGAACAGCTTGTTTGGGCTGACTTAGATGGTAGAAAATATGTGGCTTTAGGGACTAACAAAGGTTTATTTATTTACTATGAAGGAGGGTTTTATGATATTACTCCTCTAGATACAGCACTTACAGGTGCAACATTCGATACTACAGACACATCAGCAACGGTCACCGTAAACTATACATCTCATGGTTTGAGTGCAGGAGATTTATTTACTTTTACAAATGTAACACCACCTTCAGGTGCAGGGTATGTGGCTGCTGATTTTGAAACAAACACTTTTCAGGTAGTAACAGCACCCGATGCAAACACTTTTACAATTACTATGGCTGCTGCTGCAACTGCAACAACATCTGCAAGTGGCTCTGCTGATATAAATCCTTACGCAACTGTTGGCCCACTATCACAAACTTATGGTTATGGTTGGGGCACCGGTTCGTGGTCGAGAGGGACTTGGGGTTCAGCATCTACAACTTCTACAGTTGTATTAGATCCTGGATCTTGGTCTTTAGATCATTTTGGTCAAATACTTATTGCGACTGTTAAAAACGGTAAAACATTTCAATGGAGTCCTATTAATTTGAATCCTAATGCTTTAACAACAAGAGCCACTATTGTAAGTGGTGCACCTACACGATCAGTAATGTCTATTGTGTCTGAAAGAGATAGACATTTAATTGTACTTGGAACTGAAACTATAATTGGTGATCCATCTAAACAAGATAAAATGTTTATAAGATTTTCTGATCAAGAAGATATTTCAGATTACACACCAACATCAATTAATACTGCAGGTACTTTTAGACTAGACTCTGGTGTTAAGATAATAGGTGCAGCAAAAGCTAAAGATTACATTTTAATATTAACAGATACTTCTGCCTATGTTATGCAGTTTGTTGGTCCACCGTTTACTTTTTCTATTAGACAAGTAGGTAGTAACTGTGGGGCTATAGGCCAACATGCAATTAAATATGTTAATGGTGCTGTATGGTGGATGGGTCAAGCAGGTGGTTTCTTTGTTTATGATGGAACTGTAAAAGCTGTTCCTTGTTTAGTTGAAGATTTTGTATTTACTAATAAAGGTAGCAATCTTGGTATTAATTATAATTCTGGAGAGGTTGTTTATGCAGGTTTAAATCATTTATACAGTGAGATTAATTGGTTCTACCCTAAATCAGGATCAGAAGAAGTTGATAGAGTGGTATCTTATAATTACGAAGAAAATGTTTGGACTACAGGTTCTATGGATAGAACTTCGTGGGCAGATGCTACATTGTATGATAATCCATATGCTACTAAATTTAATGCAACAGGAATTCCAACTTATCCAACTATACAAGGCGTAACTAATGTTAACGGGGCATCTACTTATTATGCTCATGAAGTTGGTAATAATGAACTTAGTGCAACGGGAGTTAAAACAGCAATACCCGCATTTATTCAATCTGGTGATTTTAATTTAGGTGAAGGAGAGGTCTTTATCAGTATGAGAAGATTTGTACCGGACTTTAAATTATTAACGGGTGATGCTCAAATAACAATTAATCTAAGAGACTATCCAGCAGATGGAGCAGTATCTTCACCCCTTGGACCCTTTACAGTAAATAGTTCAACTGATAAGATAGATACCCGTGCTAGGTCTAGGTTCGCTAGTTTAAAAATTGCGAATACCTCTACAGATCAAAACTGGAGATTTGGTACGTTTAGGGCAGATGTACAACCTGATGGAATGAGAGGATAATGGACGAAACATTTTTAAAGGATTATGCTAACAATGTTGCTATGGCACAAGACCCAACCGGTATAGCTGCAATACAAGCACAACCTGGATTTGAAGGTTATGTACCTTCTTTCTCAACTGTAGACCAGCCGATGGTAAATCAAAATTTAACAGATACAGGTGGTATTAATTTACCTCCATTGGAAGATATAGCTAAAAATATAGCATTAGATAGAGCTAAAAATTATGCAATAAAAAAAATAGGTTTAGAAGGATTAGCCGGAAACGTAGTAAAAGGACTATTTCCTCAAATTGGTTTAGCAAGTTTTCTTCCACAAAATGTAAACCCAATTAATGCATTAGCTAATTTAAATACTCAAGTTCAATCTAGTTTATTTGGAAGATCTAAAACAATGGCTGATTACTTAGCTGCGAAAAGAAATCAAAAAGCTATTCAAAGAGAAGAAGTTAGAGATTTACAACAACGAATAGATGCTGGTCAATTTGGTTCTAATACACCTACACCGCAAGACCAAGGAAGAACCGGTCAATATTCATCTAGTAAATCGTCAGGTAAATCGTCAGGCTTCTCCTCAAGAGAAAGAGGAGCAGCATTACATGGCTAAAATTAATGCAGGTATCCCTGAACCTACTCCTGAATATAGACAAGAAAACCAAAGACAGATAGCTCAAGCTATTCGTACAGTTCAAGATCAATTAAATACAAGCTTTCAAGAAGATTTAAAACAGGAAGTCGAAAGACTTTCTTGGTATATTTCGAGGTAATATGAGTTGTAATAATGTCAATCCAATAACAGGTGGAAGTACAGTTGATGACATTCCATTTTATTTAGCAGTTCAACAGGGTAAAGTTCCTGGTTACTCTATGGTTAATAAATTTGGATACAATTCTAGTATTGGTTCAGGTTCTTTTGAAACTATTTGGGAAACAGGAAACAACTATCCTTGGCAAACAGCTCAAGCTACTCTTGATGTAGTCAGTGATAATGCTAACGATGATGTAGTAGGAACAGCTGCAAGAACTTTAAGAATACAAGGACTTGATTCTTCTTATGCTCTTGTAGAAGAAACTGTTGATTTAGATGGTACAAACACAGTTACTACAACACAACAATTTTTACGAGTTTTTAGAATGTCTGTAGAAACAGCAGGGTCTTTTGGAAATAATGAAGGTACAATTACAGCTACTTATACAGGTGGCGTTGATGTTGCTGCAACTATATCTCCAGGTAATGGTCAAACTTTAATGTGCTTATATACCATACCTGCA